GTATTGGTCGCTCAACGAGAAAATGGGCAAGCCTTTGGATATGATCCATGGCCCTGTTCCCCAACTCAACTCCGCAATAAACGAAGTGATTACTTCAAAGCTGGATGCTCTGGAGCAGGATAAACCGGTCGAACGATTCAATTGGACTCTGACTGATGATATGGAACTACATCAGCCTAGTCCCACCAGACGAGCATTGGCTGATATTCCTCCTAACTTAACTATTCATAAGTATTTTATTCGGGTCGAGCGTCAGACAATGATGATGCTTCGGACTGGTGACATTCTATTTACCATCCGAACATATCTGAATCCATTGAGCGCAATCATTCAAGATAGCAGCTTGGCTCTTGGGTTACAGAAATCAATCTTGAATACGGATGCTGATGTGTTGGCTTATCGTGGTATTGACCGAATTGGTACTCCTATCATGCGAGAACTTGATCGGGCATATGGAGAAGCGTCGTGAAAGCCATTGAGGTTTATCAGTCATATCTTGCAATTAAGCAGCATTTCTCTGACAATAGCTATGACTATTTCAAATATAATGGAAAGGTCAGGGTCAATGCATCGAATTTCAATACTCGCAAAGACCGATTCTTCTACGAAAAGTTAGCTCGCAAGTTTAACGGCAAGCCCGAAGAACTGACGAACTACTTTGTTTGTAATCTGCGCGAGAATCCTAAAGTATGGATTCGCGAGTTGGTCGGCGTCCAGGCCGAATCGACATACACCAAGTGGAAGGCTCATCAAGAATCTTTGACCTATAATCTCATACAGGATGTGGCCAAAGTTGAAGAGGCTCATCCAGAAGGGGATCTTTCATCTCTGCTCTGGTGCGAAGATGGTCAGCATCCGCTTCTATTGGATCTGTATACCAATTCTACAATCACTATTGAAACTTTGATAGGATTTGATATACTTATGAAGTGCTTTAATAATTGGAACAAAGAAATCGACGATACTATCATTTGGCCCGACATTTATCTTGCGTGCCAAAGGTATCGTCCGTTTGTGAAGTTTGATTCAGAGGCACTTGATGTGAAGTTTCGGCGGGCACTACTAAAGGTGTATGCTCCTAGAAACTCGTACAATAAGGCAATGGAAGGAATAGAGGAATGAAATTATCACGGTTTTGGTCTTCGACAGACTCACAGAACGAGTTGTTGAAGGAAAATCAGATGCTTCGGGAATTGATTACCGATACGCTGGATGAGGTTGAGGGTACGCAGGTTATTATGAGGGATTTTATTGAGAGGCTAGATTCCATTTTGAAGTCTGTCGAAAAAATCTCTGGTGATATTGAATAATCGTACTATATATTATTGATACTATGCACGGTGCGTAGTTGATATACGATACGATAATACGACGAAATACAACGAGGTATAATACAAAATGTCATTTGCAAAACTAAAGAAGGCAAGAAAGACAGACTTTTCTAAGCTCACCGACGAGATTGAAAAGCTGAATACTACTAATAAGAGCAGTAACGGCAACGGTGCAGACGACCGTTTCTGGAAGCTGACTGTTGACAAGGCTGGTAACGGTTCGGCAGTTATTCGTTTTCTTCCAGCTCCTCAGGGTGAAGATATTCCGTGGGTCCGAATTTGGGATCACGGGTTTCAAGGTCCTGGTGGCTGGTACATCGAAAACTCGCTAACGACTCTTGGAAAGAAGGATCCGGTTTCTGAGTATAACTCAAAGCTGTGGAATTCTGGCGTTGAGTCAAACAAGGATGTCGCTCGAAAGCAGAAGCGACGGCTTTCTCACTATGCTAATATTTTGGTGGTGAGCGATTCAGCCAATCCTGATAATGAAGGTAAGACCTTCTTGTTCAAGTTCGGCAAGAAGATTTTTGATAAGGTCAATGATTCGATGAACCCTGAGTTTGATGACGAGACTCCGGTGAATCCATTTGATCTTTGGGAGGGTGCCAACTTCAAGTTGCGGGCCCGCCAGGTTGCGGGATTCCGTAATTATGATAAGTCGGAATTTGGTTCTCCTTCTCCGCTTTCCGAAGATGATGCCGAGATGGAGAAGATTTGGAATCAAGAATATTCGCTTCAGGAATTTCTTGAGCCTAAGAACTTCAAGACATATGAAGAGTTGACTACTCGTATGAACAAGGTTCTTGGTCTTGGGGCAGAAGATGGAAATTCTTTTGATGATGCTGTTGATTCCCCCGCGCCGACGCGACAGTCGATGGATGCACGTTCGATGCCGACCGCCGAGGCCGATGCTGGAGATGAAGATGATGAGAGTCTGTCATACTTCAGCAAGCTCGCCGACGAGGCGTAGCGAAGAAGACTTGTAAGAAATTCTTATAGGTCTATAAACCGAGGGGAAGAGTGTTAAAGCTCTTCCCCTCATTTTTTTGTCTTAATTTTAACTTACGGCATTAGCGCCTTCAAAGGCAGTTCCGCCTCTGACGATATCCTTTGGAGCAGAAATCATTGTCTGCCCATGGGCGTTATTGATTTGCGTCGATGGTGCATTGACAACTGTTGGGCTTGCTTGAGGTGCTGCGGCTGCGGCTGCCTGTTCAGATGCCTGAAGTTGTGATTCTTTCATTGCATCAAAGATTTCAGCCTGAGGGCCGCTGAGTATTCTGGATAGTTGATCTATTACTGGAACAATATCTTCGCCTATGTCATCTAGGTCTGCTTCGTCTAGCATTTTTATTCCGCGGCCTATATTGAGAATACCTCGGCTTGCGACTTCGATCCCGGCCCCAAGTTCCCCAAATGTTTTAAGAGATTCGCCAGTTTCTTTGAGATCGGGCCCAAGTTTACTAAGAGAGGTTAACATTTCTACTGGGTCGTCTTTGAAAAGTCCAACTAAACTTCCCAAACCTTCTGCTCCAGTGAGCTTGGCCAGACCCCCGGCGATTGAGCCAATACCTCTACCAACCCCCATTAGGGCGTCTCCATCTAATGCAGCCAATCGTTCGATTCCGCCGACCGTAGAATCAATAACTTCTACAACCAAATCTTTAATTGCGCCGAAGACAGTCGTGACCTGTGTACCGATAGCGGTGACAACCTTCTCAATTCCTGCATAAACACCATCTATAACACCAAGTATAGTATCTGAGATAACATGGAAGATTTCTACAATTCCAGCAATGGCTTCTCGGACTGCTTGCACCACATTAGCAATGACGGGTACAAGGGGAGGAAGAACTGCCATGAGTACATCGGCCAGCTTTTCAAGTGTAGGTGCAAGGATTTGTAGAGCCTCTACTACACTATCCATCAATACTACCATTACTCGTTCAAGGCTTTCCCAGAATCCTAATAGAGTTCCCATAAAGGTGTCGAATAGAGGAATGAGAATTTGAAGTTGTTCGGCTAATGGTCTGAGAATATGCCCTATGGCTTTTCCTAATGATTCTATAACTTGGCTAATTATATTACCAACGAATGTAAACAATGGTTCTAGTGCTTCAATGAATTTTTTCATAGGTTCAAATGAAGTGCCAAAGTGTTCAAACACTTTCATCATGGCTGTGAGGCCTAGGGCTACGATTGGCATTGAGGCGGATATAATTGCTACCCCTGCAAGAACCATTGGGTTTCCAAATGCGGCAAGACCCATTGCAACGCCTGTGAGAAATCCTTGAATTGCCTTACCAATTCCTTTACCTAGCGAAGCAATGCCTTTACCAAGGGCCCAAAGACCGCCACCCAAAAATCCCCCTGGACTTTCATCATCTCCTGCTCCTGCGCCTGCTGCGCCTCCGCCCTTACCCTTACCCTTTGCTCTTTCAGCCTCTCGTCTTTCTTCGATTGCTTTTAGTTTAGCGGCTGGGTCTGTCTTAGCTACTTCTGTGTTCGCTCGCTTGGTCATCCATTGTCCGCCAATTTTCTTACCGTCTTCGTCTACGGCTCCTTTTGGCTGCTGTCTTTGGCCTATAAATTTATCTGCTAATTCTCCAACCCACTTATGAATATCCTCTAAGAAATTTCTTACGTCTTCAAGATGGAATGTATTCTCTAAAATACTCTCAAGCAGAACGGTTGGTTCTGGTCCTCCACTAAAGCCTGATGCAAGAGCCGGCGGTGGTGCTGCTCCTGCGCCACCACCTCCCGCAGAAGGCGAAGATCCTTTACCTTTACCTTTACCTTTACTGCCTCCGCCACCACCACCGAACATTGTGCCCATTGCGGCCATTCCCGCCATTACAATGGGCGGCGCGTTTAATGTTTGTAGAGGATTACCTAGAGCAGACCCGGCAGCCTTCACCGGTGCAATCGCAGGAGACATTGTTGATTGAATGAATCCTGATCCTGCGGCCGCGGTACTGCCTACTGTCGGTAAAGCCATTTATTACATCTTTCTCTTTTGCTCTTGTATCCGTTCGGTTTCTTCTTCAATCCATTCCATCAATAAGGTAACATAAACTTCTCGTTCCCAGGGTATCATTTCCTCTAGCTCAGTCAGGCTATATTTGTAGTGATGCATCATTGAAAAATTAACCCGATAGTAATTAACCAATGTTTCGTGACTGAGCCCTAACCAAAAAAATTCTGCATCCCCTCAATTTCTATTTTATTATCCTTTTTGCATTTTTCACAAGTTATTGTATCTTCATACCGTACCTTGGGCATTGTATCAAAGAATGCTCTGATTTTAATAAACTGATCTTGAGTTAACCCTTCCAAAAATTCTGTTGTTTCGGTCTTGTCGGTATCTTTCATTTTGTATATACTAGTCTCATCATAGATAGATTCCATACAATCCATAATAACATTTAATATATCATCATAATTGTTGGTATCAAACTCTTGATTTAGCATCGTTTCAAGAGCAGGATATTTCATCATAATACCAACGGTATCTGTCAGGTCAATCTTGTTGGTGTGATTAGAATCTTTCGTCACCTTTACATCGTCAATATTAACCGAAAATTTAATCAGATTGGTACAGTCTGTTTTTCCTTTCTTGTTTTGACAAGCATACGTTAAGTCAATTGTTTCACCAATAGATTTTGCCCTTAGTAAAAGGAAAAAATATTCAAGGTCAAAGGGTGCTAATGAATTCACATCAATATCATCTAGACAGCAATTACTAATGGTTTGTTTTAGGGCATTGGCCATTTCTTTTTGGTCTTTGCCTTCTAGTGCCATCAATAGTATTTTTTCTTCCTTCACAAGAAATGGTCGATATGTGACCTTTTGATCTGTTGATGGAATAGTCATTTCAAATGTGGGTGTATTAATCTTAGGTAGTGCCATAATTTATCATCTCCATTATGTTACATGTTAAAATACATTACCAAGAAAGTTTCCCGCTTTCTTAGTATTACTCATAATTTGGCCGTCGGCTCGACTCACAACTGCGACTCCAAAATTGTCTATTGTTCCTTGTATATCGAAGTTTGGATACAAACTATTAATTGCTAGGTTATTTCCAAACGGTGACAATGGAATTGGTTGGATATGCCACTTGCGATATGCAAAGGTGACATTTAGGTTATGAACTGCATTTGTTGTTGACCAATCAAGGGCAAGGGGTGCGACTATCATTGGATAGGCATCAATAAACTTGCAGGCATATATAATATTGCCCTCATCATCATATTGTTCGATTTCAATGTCTGCAACATATTGGTCGAAGTAGTTTACTCGCCCTGTCATTGTTGTAATGATAGCATTTTGCCATTCTTCAAATAGATCGCGAGGGAATAGATTTTTGTTTGTGCAGTATATTCCCAACTGAAGGTCGTCATAAATTGTGTTGTAGGGAGCCTTGCGAATTGGTCCATGTGTTCTAACTTCGGTTGTGGCTAATGCTCTACCTGGAATGACAGCCTGATTGCATAGCATAGACAATGCCCGAGCTTTACTATTCTTTAATACTCCTCCGGTAATGAGTACCCTAAATTTATTAGGTTGAGCAGGGCCCTTTTGCTTATTGATTTCGCTTCTAAACCCGTTTATACTAAATGGCATTTATTTTTTGCCCCGCATTATTTGTTGACGACTGCTCATCCAAACTTCTGTTTTTCTAGAGTTTTGAAATCTTTCTAGTGGTAAGAATAGGGCAATGTCCCACTCTTCCTTGCTTAACTGAATCATACGCGACCTCATATTTGAAAACTTATATTGCTTCAAACAGGGTCTAAAGTATTTATACTTTGCGAATCGGGATAGCCTATCGTAGTCTATTTTTCTCCAGTCTAGTTTGCCTTCTTGTGACTGGTCTGACCGATCTGCTGTGTCGGGGGTTTCTCTTACTAAATCAAGCAATCGGTCCATAAAAATAGCTCTCAACCTCCAATCTAAATAATGGAAGTTGATGGCTAAGAACCCCTCTTTCGTCAATTCGATGGGAATGACAAGGGGAAATGCATCCCAGTAAGGAAGAGTATCTTTACCTTCGGCTTCATAGAAGAAATAATACATATTTCCCAGAAGGCGTCTTCGTAGTGTGTAGTGTTTGTGTCGTTCTTTTTCTGCCCAGACTTGGCGGGGAGTAGACCTTGTTCGACGGGCTTTTTGCTGGAACCACCGGGTAGCCTGCCGGGATTCTCTAGGAAGATTTCCTTTTTTTGTTCCTTCTTCTAGGCTTTTTTGAAAAACCATTTG